ACAACTAGGTGGTAAGGAGCTTTTAACATCTAGGGAGTTTGAGAAGCTGATGAAAGCCCCAACATATAAATTCGACCCATTTAAGCGTAGAAAAAGTACCCCATGACGAGTAAAGACAATTTTAATATAACTCCATCACCTAGCGAGATGAAAGAGCGTGATGATGTCCTTTTAAATTCCTTTAATAACCTTATATACTTCGGCAGGGCGTTTTTACCGAGAGACTTTTTAAAAAAATCAGACTCTGCGCCTTTTCACTATGAAATGGCTGAAAAAATGATTGATGCCGAACCCGGAGCAAGAATATGCAATATTATACCACGTGGTCATGGTAAGTCTGTTGTAGCTAAAGCCGCTATTATACATAAACTATGTTTTGCGGGTGAAGATAGTCAGCATTTTATTGCTTGGGTATCAGAAGAACAAGGTCAGGCTATTGACCATTTAAAGTATATTCGCTCTCATTTTGAGAATAATAAGATGATAAAGTATTATTTTGGCAATATGGATGGCGGAAGCATGGGTAAAAGGTGGACAGAAAAAGACATTGTTACTCCAAAAGGAGACAGGGTTATTTCAAAGGGTACATCACAGCGTTTAAGGGGAAGGGCGGAAGTAGATGTGCGGTATACAGGGATTGTTTTAGATGATTTTGAATCAGAATTAAATACAAAGACACCGGAAAGAAGGTCTGAAATTAAAAAATGGATTGTATCTACGGTATATCCGGCGCTTGAAGAGACACCCGGTAACGAAGGTTGGATATGGCTGTCAGGAACTATTGTCCACTATGATTCTTTTCTACAGATGGTTTATGATGGCTGGAAGAAAGCTAAAGAAGATAAAAGGAAATATCCTTGGGATGTGAACTTTTATCGTGCTATTGAAGATGGAAAGCCGTTATGGTCTTCTCAGTTTTCACAAAAAAAGTTAAATGCCAAGAAACGTGAGTTTATTGAAGCGGGGCTTGTTAATAAATTTGCTCAGGAGTATATGAATGATGCCCGTGATATTACAAATGCGGCATTTAAGATAGATAGGATTCAATATTATAATGGTAGATTTGAGAAAAGAAGTAATATGCCGTTTATTATTGACGGAAAAGATGCTATCCCCATTAATGTTTATATTGGTGTTGATTTAGCGGCAACAGCAAGTGAGACATCAGATTTTCAAGTTATATTAGTTATGGGCATTGATTCACATAAAAACCGTTATATACTTGATTACTTCAGGGAACGCATACCCACATTTGATGTCCCGGCAAAAATTATTGAATTAGCGAAGAAATATAGTCCCGTTAGGAGAGTAACGATTGAAACAGTAGCCGCTCAAGAGATGGTTAGGGACATGGTGACTCGTATGTCTGTAAAAGAAAAAAGACTTATGCCGGGATTGTTTAAGGGGGTTAAACCACCAGCGAGAATGAAAAAAGAAGACAGGCTTGAAACAGCGTTAGGTCAGATTGTTAACTCTAAAAAACTCTTTATTTATAGACATATGACAGAAATTGTTGATGAGTTCTTTGAACACCCAAAGCCGAGGAACGATGACTTATTGGACGGTTTATATTATGCTGACTATTTTGCCAAAGCGCCAAAAACAGATAAAATGAGTGCCGATGATATTGCAAAGAAACAGGAGAAAATGGATTCATACAGGTTTAGAAAAGCCTATAATTGGGTAACTGGCGCAAAAACTTAAATTATGTCAATGTTTCTATTGTGTTTATATTCCGATATTATGTATAATAGACACAATGTATAAGTTTGGAAAAAGGTCAAGAGAGCGTCTAAAAGGCGTTAATGCCAAACTGGTGAATGTTCTCAATGAACTCATTAAAATAATGGATGTTACTATTATTGAAGGGGTTAGGAGTGAAGAACGACAGGCTGAACTCCTTGAAAAAGGGGCAACGAAGGTTAAATATTCAAGGCATATGGATGGTAAGGCGGTAGACCTAGCGCCATATCCTATAGATTGGGAAGATAGAGAGCGGTTTCATTACATGGGTGGTATGATTCGTGGTATTGGTAAACAGCTTAATGTAAATATTCGCTGGGGGGGAGATTGGGATTCCGATGGCGAGATTAAAGATAATAATTTTGATGATTTAGTACATGTGGAGATAAGAGAATAATGGCTGGAACAACAGATACAGTACCTGCAATGCTAACTCCCGGAGAATTTGTAATTAAACAGGAGTCGGCGGCTATGTTAGGTGAACCATTTTTAAAACAATTAAATGCGATTTCAGATAATGCCGCTCATGGCAATATTGATGCATTAATTGGACAAGCGCAACTTGCAAACATGAAGCCTATGTATGGCGGGGGAGAAGTAGTACCCGGCTATGAAAATGGTGGAGATGTGGAGGGGTATCCAGAAGGTGAATGGGAAGAGAAATTCAAATCGAATTTAAAAAATCCTTCTTGGGAAGAATATGGAATGGGAGAATATGCAACTAGGGAGAAGCCGGGAAGGTATCAAGACCCAATTCATAAATATATATCTGATATGATTTTAGCAGGTAGACAAGATATGTTGGGAGGACTCCTTGATGATGATTATTATAAGCCACTTGTTGAACAAGAACTAAGGTTCATGAATTTGCAGAAATTAGTACAATCAGCGGAAGATGCAATACCGTCTTATTCCGGTAAGAAAGAAGGCATTGACATTGGAGATATTTTTGGTGAACAATCTTTGTTAAAACAGCGTGGGAAGAAAAAGTCAATTAGTGATTATAAATACGATTTGGGTGAAACGATACTTGGACAAAGAATCAATGAATTATATGCTAATAATCTCTATGGATTAGATAATAGTACAAAAGGTTTTCAAGAAGGTGGAGGAGTAGGAGAAGCTGGAAGAAAATATCCTCCGGGGACATTAATGAGTCCTTTTATGGGAGATAAAGTATCTCCACAAGATAAAACAGCAACGACACCTTTTCAATCTCCGGAACAAGCCGCTGAGTTTGAAAGAATGATAAAAATGCTTCAAATCCAAGAGATTCTAAAAAAAGCTAAAGAGTCCCAGACTTATGATGCTGAAATGATTGAATCTGATGGAAAAAGCATATTGCCACCTTGGCAGGGTAAAAGAAATTTTAAAGGCAATCTATACGAAGATAACATAGAGTTCCCGGTTGCTAGAGAAGGATATTTACAAAGATAAATATGTCTAAAATGGACAAAGATATTAGAGCAGAACAGAATCAAGAGCTCTTTAGGAATTGGAGTGATGCTCGTCAGGATTGGGATACTGAGGCTAGAAAAGATATTGATTTTTATCTTGGTAACCATTTTACCGCTGATGAATCAGACGAACTACAAGCCAGAAACCAAGCTGATGTTCCTATGGACAGGGTTTCTTCGGCAGTTGAAAAATTTAAAGCGGTACTTACATCAAGACCTCCGGCATTTACAATTACACCAAGAGAAGACTCTGATGTAAAGGTAGCGAGTGTCTGGAGAACTATTGTTAGTTATATCTGGCAAATTTCAGATGGCGATTCCCAGATGAAACAGGCTATTCACGATTATGCAACGACAGGTCTTGGTTATTTGTATGCTTATGTTGATAGAGAATCAGATTTCGGGAAAGGTGATGTCAAGTTCACCTATCTTGACCCCTTTAGGGTTTACGTATCTCCTTCTTCACGTAATCGTTGGTATGATGATTCTGATGGCATTATTATATCAACAGTCCTTACTGGTGAGCAAGTCATTAACCTTTACCCGGAATTAGATGATATAGTAGACCCCGAAACTGGCGAACAGTCCGATGGTATACTTCGCAGTATCTCTGAGTATGCAGAATACAACGGTGAAGATTATCCTTCTGCACAAAATAAAAACTCAATGACTGTGTTTACCCCTGCTGAAGTTAAAGATAAAGACTTTATGCAGGTTAAAAAGTATCAGATACTTGAAAGATTTTATAAAGTAAAAGTTCCTTTTTATCATGTTGTAAATATCCAAGATGGAGAAGAATTAGTATTGTCTGAAGAAGAGTTTGTACAATTCTCTGAAGAAAATAAGGATGTATTAGAATCTGGATATTTTGAAATTGCTCAAGTCTTTCAAACTAGAGTAAAGGTGTGTGCATCAATAGGCGAGATAGTTTTATATGAAGATATCCTTAATTCAAATATATATCCTATAGTTCCACTTCCAAATGTATGGACAGGGACACCTTATCCTAAGTCTGATGTATCAAGAGCAAGACCTATGCAGAGACTCCTTAATAAATTATGGTCTCTTGCTTTGTCTCATGCTCAAGCATCTGCTGGTTTAAAATTATTAGTTCCACTTGGGAGTGTTGATGACATAGCTCAGTTGGAACAAGATTGGGCTAACCCAAATGCTGTTATTGAAATAGATTCATCTCAAGGCGAGCCACATTATCCACAACCTTCACCACTTGCTGGTGAATTTTACAAACTCATACAACAATGTGAATTTTACATTGATTTTATATTCGGCTTGCCTGAGATGATGCATGGATTTGCTGATAAAGCCCCTGATACAGTTAGGGGAACTGAGCAAATGATAGCTTTAGGTAGTCAAAGACCCAAATCGAAGCTTAGGGATATAGAATTTTCTATAAACAGGCTTGGAAAAGTAATTTATAATTTATCTAAAGGTCATTATAGTTATAAGAAAATGTTTAGATTGGCACAGCCAAATAACGACCAAACTGATGTTATGGTGAATTTTTATACAGATGTATCTGGTTCTGTAGTTGATATTAAGAAAGAGAAGTATAACATTGAACAACATGATATAAGAATTGAACCGGGTTCTTCTATGCCAACTAATAAATGGGCAGAACTTAATGTCTATTTAGAAGCATTTCAGTTGGGTATTGTAGACAGGTATGAGGTTCTGAAAAAGAACCCAGAGATTTTTGACAAAGAGGGTATTATGCGACGTACAGATGAGAAACAACAAATGATGTCACAGATACAAGCCCTTGAAGGTCAGTTAAAGAATTTGCAGGGAGACTTGCAAACAGCCCAAAGAGAATCCGTACAGGATAGGAAACGAGTGGAAGTTGAGAAATTTAAATCACGACTTTCAGGAGTTAATTCCGATTCTAAAGCGGATAGAAGAGTACAACGTAATAAACTTGAAACAGAGGTGAAGCTCGAGGTAGAGAAATTAGCTAACCGAATCAACCGTGAGGCTGATAAGGCAACTGGTTCTACTCTAAAAGCCTAGAGACATCTTAAAGGAGTAAAACATGGAATCGTTAGAACAACAAATTGAGGCGAATGTCGAAGCTACAGCGTATGGAGATGAAAGTTCATTGGTGGATGAAGTCATTGCAGGGCAATCTGGAGAACAGGTTGCAAATGTCCCCGAAGAAGCTCCGGCTTTAGTAGATGAGGCAGAGGTTCGTAAATTTCAGTCAATGTATGACCGCTCACAAGCGGAATTACAAGACTTGAAAAAGTATGAACCTTTGGTAAATCTTCTGGAGTCGAGACCTGATTTGGTAAAGACATTGCAAGATGGCATATCTAATCCACAAGGTGCACAGGAATCAGCTCCCGGTATAGGCAAAGACGAGTTCAACCCTTGGGATGCATTTACAGAAGATAATTCTGC